GCTTCGCTTTCCAACTCTGACCTGTCGACAGCCTTGATCATAAAAGTCTGCGCGCCAATCTGTCCAACCGGATATATAACATCTGTAAGATCAGCACGCTCGGCTACCACCTCTCCAGTAGCCCATCCAGGTCCTCTTTTAATGACGAAATAAGCAAAGTCTATCTCAGGATGAACATCAACGATAAATTTAAACAAATTTCCTTCTTGATATACGCTGAAGCCTGTAGGCGTAGCCGGTTGGTTAAGTTTTCCTAAAATGGTAAGCTCTGAAGATTCTAATCCGTCAGAGATAACATCATTGGAAGATATAATTTTAATTCTGACATAATACGCTCTTTCATCCTCTACACCGTAAATGGTATAGCTCGTTTCCGCTTTTCCAATAACTGCTATAACTTCATATTCTCCATCACCTTTTTTTAATTCAATCTGATAATATTTAAGAAAGCGTTTTGAATCATTAGTGGGTGCAGTCCAGCTTGCTAAAATATCAGAACTAACCGTACCATCTTTATGCAAGTAATAATCGCCTTCTGTTATTTGTAGATCAGTTACATCGGTAACCGGATTGTAAGGATTAGAAGGTGAACCATAATCATAGGTTTCTATAACTGAGCTCATAGCATCATTGTGAATCGATGCTGTTTCTTCTCTTAAAATTACATGCCTTGTAAAATCATTTTCCTCTGTTATTTTTATTATCCTGAATGGTTTTGCTGTCCATGCCGGAAGATCATGAGTTACAGAAATAACCTCACCGATTTCATTATTCAAAGCGATTATATCTGTATCAAACTCACACCAGATTACATTTACATTGCTTTCATTTTTGATAAATTCGGCGCGTCTCGAAGCCTCGGCAAACCTGTTTATTCCCGGAAAAGAAAATTCTCCGGGCCGGACAGCGCCTGACTTCACCTTGTCAATCTGATCTACGGCAGTAACATCAACAGCAACATCGTTTTGATCGGGATCAGTAAACTTAACTTTAACTTCGTTATAAGACTCATCCTTTGAAGCCTCGTAATATTTAAAAGAACCAACTTTAATATCATCCATATCAAAAGTAGCAGCACTGCTCTCTTCCTTTAAAATTTTAAGTCCCAGTTGTTCTCCTGGGGAAAAGAATATACCATAAGGCTGTAATATTTCCTTAAGCGCGTCATGGATAGGTTTTTCTGCATCAAAAACGAAATCGAACTGATGCCGGGCATGCGTGCCGCCGGCGCCGTCATCTATCCTCTCAGCGCATTGATCATACACCTCTCCAAATTCAGCATCGTTGATCTCGCTTTCATCCATTCCCGGACCGCCGTCTTCCCGAGGAACAGTAAGAAGCTTACGTATGCAAGCGGCCGGGTTGCGGGAATAACTCTCTCCGGTCCAGATACTACCATTCCAAGTCGGCATTTTTAAACCTTCCCACACACAAGTAACCGTAGGATCTCCGCCGGGCAGTTTTGCTGAACTCTGTAGAGTAACCGCTATGTAAACTATGTTCCTGAGCCCTTTTACCTCTCCATCACATCTACTATCAACAGTCTGATCCGGAGTACCAAGATATGCCGTATACGAACATCCAGGTAAATCGGCTATCGGGATATCATTAACCCGGACATCAGAAATGCTTTCCGCCGGGCCTATACCTAAAACAATAATTCTTTTAGTTGTATCTTCTTCCGTCTTATACCAGATTGTATTTCCGCCATATTTGTTTTGGCCGAAACCAATCGGGAAAATTAACTCATTAGATATAGTATTGCTAATAGCATCGAAGCCGTATTTAGGCGAACCGGTATCGTTGCCAAAGCTTGGCTTAGATGCTGTTAAAGCAACTACTACTGAGTAGACCGTTGTGACTGTCGCGATAATCAAAGCTATGACTCCTAAATCACCTGCATCGGGGACAACTATTTCTTTTTTACCTTTAGTCCGGATAGCTCCCAGGTAATGCTTTTGCCATTGCGGCCGGATAGTCGAGATTACACTCTTGGATTTTTTGTTTTTAAATAACGGCCGGGCTGTGTGCAGCAACTTGCCGTATCCAACATAAACCCCGCAGTGCCACTGGCCCATGAAAGAAAAAAACGGAATGTCGCCAGGGATAAGAGAAGTCAAAGGGATATCTTCAAGTAATGATAAATATTTTTCGTTCGTTGCTTGCGCTTTTTTTATATCCGGAGGAAGGTTCTTAACCTCTACATTCAACTGATCCTCAACAAATAGCTTGGTCAGATTAAGGCAATCAGCACCGGCAAAGTCAATACCGTTTTCCTTGAACGGAACTCCGATATATTTTTCAGGTACTATCAATTTATTCATATCATCTCATTCCTACACGCCTAACCATGATTGCCGGCAATGTGTGTATACCACCATAATTTAGATCATTGCTAAATTTATTCTGGCAGCTATTTAAAGTTAAATCACAGCCTCGTTCGATCTTATATGTATCACCGGCAACAGGCACAGCCGGAAAAGCAACCACCGGGTAAATCTTCGTGTCTGCTGACACGAAATCTTTTACCATTCTACTCACACCTCTCAACGCAACTGTTGTCGTATCGTCGGCAAAAGTAATATGTCCATAATTCCAATAATCATCAGCTTCTATTCTTGCGGCATCAACTACATAGGTAGCAGCCCCTGAATCAACTGTCTGCGCTGTTTTTTCATCTTTCAATGTAGCAGCCGCTATGGTGTAAGCGCACCTGGTTCCGGCAAACAGTAACCGGCAAGGCATCTGCTGCTTAACTCCAATCTTTGTATTCAATGTTCCCCTGCCAAGCCTTGGCACTAAAGTAATCTTAAATTCTTTTTCACCTATTTGCGGCTTATCCATAAGTCCATCAAACACCTTCCAAGCATTGGCCGCGGCTGATATTAAATTTCTAAAACAACCCCGGATAACAATCCTGCGATCCCTGAATTTCTTTGAAGCGATATAAGAACTAAAAGCCTGGTCCACGTTATCCAATCCGGCAGTAATAGTTTGTATCTCCATATCCATACTGTCTTCTCTCTTATCACGTGACATCTTTAAAGCATTATAAGTTTGAGGGTTATCATCTAAATCAAAAAAAGATAAATTCACATCATTATTAACAAACCGTAATGTTTCACTATCAAGGAATATATCAACAAAGCTTAATATATCCTCCGCTTCATCCTTATCTTTTTCTGTGATTGTGTCTACTGATAAATCTCTTTGCATTATAACCTCGGTCTATATTCCTTAACTATTAACTCAAGATCATACACTTGATAAGCTTTTCTTTTAGGAGATAGCGTATCAGATCTAAACCTGACTTCACGATAAAATCTATAATTTCCAGTGATTACCGAACCGGCGGCTGGCTTAATTAGCCATGTTATTACTCCGGTAGTATCGACTATGGAATAATTAACGCCTTCAGTTAAAGCCGCGCCATCATCATAAATAGTTTGGGAATCTCCGATTATTGGATAATGCGCCAGGGTGGTAGTATCCTCACTTTGATAATCGTTATTTATAATTATATTTGAAGGATAAAGATTTATTATCGGGCTCTCGTTAGGATTCTGAAAGTAAAACGCTTCTTTCATTCCAATCCGGGCAGAGAAGAACTTAAGAATAGTACTGTATTCACTCTGGCTTAATGTCTTATAAACTAACCTGAACGTTCTTTTACCGTACCCTTGAGTTACATCGTTGATTGTGCCTGTCGGCCACTTATTGCGGGTTTTATCCTTGCCGGAATCATTCTCGTTAACCAAGGTATAAAACTCGATATTTTCTAAATAAACAAAGCCTGGTTGTGTGTCAAAAATTTCCATAATTATTTTTTCGTATACTTATTTATAACGCCTCTCAATAATCCATTTCTTTCTATTGAATTCGCTCCCGCATTTACATATACATCTTCATTCTGAAGAAGCCTATCTCTAAAAGATTTTTCATCGTTAGTAACTATGGTCATATCAAAATGATAATGTACCTCTCCTCCCCCCTCCGGCCTTCTAAGCAGCTTATCTAAATCAACCGTGTCTTCGCGGTTCAATATTCTTTCACGAGTCTGAGCGATAATCGGTACCTCGTCAGGAGCAAGATACATCCCTTTGTGAGCCCTGATCATTCCGCCCTGGTGGAATCCTCCAAAGCCGGACGTAGCACCCCATTCAGCTCCGGCCGTGGACATTCCAGGAGACACTGATCCTGCAGCCGCTGCGCCGGCTCCTGCACTAAACATTTTTCCAATCCCGGTAATGATCTGCATAGTAACCCACTCAGAGATTATATTGGCTATAATTCGCAACACGCTTTTGCCAAAACTCTCAAAAGCTTTTTTAGCGTCATCAAGCTGGCCAATAAATACATTATAGACAAAATCACTCCACATCGTTTTCATGTTATTAATCATCAAAACAGTATGTTTAGTTATTCTATCTTTAAAAGAACCAAAAGACTTCATTGCTTTTTCAAAGCCTTCTTTTATACCCTCGCCTAAATCTAACCACATTTGTTTTACGTTCTCTATAAATGTGGGCTTCATTATTTCTGGCGTATCTCCTTCTTCCTCAACGCCTCCAACTGTAGCAAGCTCCTTTTTGATTCCAGATATAGCAATTTTAACTTTATTTATAGCGCCGGCAATCTTTTCCGACCAGTCTACTTGAGCGCTAGCAGCAAGTTCTGCTTGTGTTTTTTCGAGCTCTTTGATCGTTCCCTTAAGATCTTCAAATTGTTGCTTTACTTTTTCGCCTGCTTCCCCCCAAGAAGTAAATACCTGCGCGGGTTTAAAAAACTCTTGTATCTTTAACCATCCTAAAATGATTGAATTCAAACTAAATCTAAGCTCATTCCAAGCATCCACAGCTTGTCCTGCTCCAACAATAAGTGTTACCATAAAGTCTTGCGCCGCTTCATATCCCTCAACAAGTGCTTTTTTAACATCTTTAACTACCTTTTCATATTTACCGCCTTCTTCTTTACTTTGCATTATTAATCCAAGAACTGCCCGGAGATCTGCTTTGACGGCAATAAAAATATCCTCTCCTATAGCCTGCTTAAATTGAAACCAGGCATCATCCATCATCGAAAGCATACCTTTCCACGTTGACTTTAGAGCTTCTGCGGCGTTTACATATTTACCAACTCCTGTTTCCCACATTTCGGTCATTACCGCCATAGTTTGCTTTGCCGAATAGGATACTCCGGCCTCAAATCCTAAAGCGGCCAAAACACCTCGTTCTCTAAACATATCTGCAGATGCTGCTCCAGCGCTATACATTCTGATCATCTGACTGGTCACTTCTCTAACTCCCATCCCTGTTCCGGCAGATATGTCTACTATGATAGGCATTAATTTCTTTATCTCCTTACTCCCACCTCTTACAACCGCGGCAAGATCAGTAGCACTTTCCATAATTTCGTCAAAAGTTTTAGGAACGTTGCTTGCCAACTCACTCATATCTTCGAATACTTTATTTCCCTCTTTGGCGGTTCCAAGAAGAGTCTTTAATCTGACTCGTAATTGTTCAACCGAAGATGATGTTGTTATTACGCTTTTATACACACTCATAAGTGTACTGGCAAGTTGCTTTAAAACATAAATTGAAGCTATAATCGCAGCAGTTATGGCCATCCAATGGTTTTTAACTGCATGGCTAAAGCGCTTAAAGTGGCCTTGGATTCCCTTCAGCCGCTTAGTAGCTTCGTCTTTCAGCTTCATTCTTATGCTTAACTCTTTATTTTTAGGCACCTTGACAATCTCCTATTTCTGTGATATCTTTTGTATACTTATGGATAATCTTTTTACTATTCTATGCATTACCTTTATCATCTCTTTAATTCTCCGCGAAGTTTGGTGTTGGTACTTTAAACTTACCGGAATCTACAATATACTTTGTGAAATAAATTCTAACCTTAGCAAACTTCTCGAAAAATACAAAAAATAATCTCATTTCTTCTTCCTCTGTTTATCCTGAATCTTTATTATCTCCCTGTCAATAATTTCCATTGCTTTTAAAAATTGTATACTTTGTTCGAGCCATCCGCCGGGGTTAGGAAGGTAACCTTTCTTAAAAAAGGTGTATGCCCTTAAAAAGCAGTTGCTTTGGTAAGTGATAAGCTTAAGCGGGCATCTCTGAAATTCCCAATCGTATAATTTCCAAACTCCCGGTATCGGCGAATCTTTTTCACATCCATTCTCAATCTTATCTTCATCTGAGCATCTTTGGCAGTCTAGTTTAAACGTACCCAACCAAACTGCCAGCGTTAGTTTTTTTCGGCTTCCTTAGATAAA